TAGCTAACATCTACCTTGCAGATCTACTAGATGTACGTTTGCGAGAGCTACAGCGTAGCACGCGTTTCAATCGTCTGACTGCTCAAGAGAAACGTGCTGAGATCAAGGGCCAGATCAAAGACGCAAAAGAAGAAATGCGTAAGTTGATGGGTGACCGAACGTACACACCAGAGAATGTATTCGTTGAGTACGAACGTAAGAAGGCAATGGAGAAGCCACGAGTTAAACGAGAGTTCGCTCTAAAGCTTATGTCTCAGAATGGTTCTAAGGCTGAGATATCTGACATGAACTTAGCCGAACTAGAACAGTTTAACTTCTATGTATCTAATTACGATGCGATCATGGAGTACAGGTAAAAAAGAAGGGCGCCGATTGAGCGCCCTTTTTAGTTTAGTAGGAGAGAAAAGATACCTAGCGTATGCCGAAGTTCTTAGCAGACTCTTCAGCCCACAAGACTGCTTCTTGCATACACTCACGGGCCTTGTCAAGCTCTTTCGATGAATGAAGTCTATCGTCCATGTAACGCTGAAGCTTCCACGACTCATTGCGCAGATGCGTTTCGAAGCTCTGCTGTTTGTGTAGCATGTAAGCTTTAGCGTCTTTTTCTATACTCATAGACCTTCTTTCATGAAGACCTTTACCCATTCAGCACAGATGTCAGACCTTACAATGTCGTCCACTCCGAACTCTACAATGGGTACGGGTAGCATGTACTTCTTAGCCAAGTGGATGATCTTGGTTAGACCGTCTGCTTCTTTCAGGTCTGACTGTTGAACATCACCGTTAAGCACTATAGTACTACCTTCGCCTACGCGGGTCAATAACATTTTAAGTTCATGCGTCGTAATGTTCTGCGTCTCATCCACCAAGATGATAGCATTATCAAAGCTACGCCCACGCATTAGCGCCAGCGGAGCCATTTCAATATTACCACTCTTGATAGCCGTATCGACAGTCCCTTTAGTGAGATGCTTCTCCAGGACGTCCAGGACGGGCAATGCCCAGGGGTAAGTCTTTTCCTGTAGTGACCCAGGGAGAAAGCCTAAGTCCTTTCCTACGGCAACGTGAGGCCGTGTAATGACTATTTTGTCTACACGCTTTGTGGTGTACTCATCAGCAGCATATGTAGCCGTGACATATGTCTTGCCAGTACCCGCCGGTCCAAGCACAAATACTTGGCTCGACTCATTCATGGCTTCCCACAAAAGTTTTTGATTCTCTGTATGTGGCACGAAGCCCGACGTCTGCCGGGCCTCTGCGCCTTTGTAGGAAGTTTTGCGCTTAGTGCTACGCTTCCTTGGAGTAGTGTCATAGTAGTCGTGTGGATCAATGTCCATTATCGAACCGTTCCTTTAGTTCGTTATAACCGCCGATGTACTCACCTTCTTCTGTCCAGATCTGTGGCACCGTTTTGATGCCACATCTCTTGAACAAATCTCTTACCCATAGCTCTTGATCGATGCCGAAATAAGTGAAGGTTAAGTTACTTTCTTTGATAAGCTCCTTAGCCATATCACAGTAGATACAGCCAATGTTGCCAACAACTACGTATTTCATGTCAGATCCACAATCTCGCAAGAACCAGATGCACAAGCCAGGGTTTGCATACCTGACGTGTTGTCCTCGTGTTCATACTCTGAAAGGTCTGACCAGTCAATACGCTCTGGCATTTTCTCAAGAAGTGCGTTGTAGGTCTGTACATCACAGTCTTGATACGGAGCCTGCTGATAGGTGTGATCTGAGTGTGGCAGGAACGACACGCCTGACATCTCATCAAAGTTCTTGTACACGAATGCACCTACTTCAAGCCACTCTTCCTCACGTACGCTAATGGTAACGCTTGGTTTGTGTTCACACCAGTGACGCTGATACTCTAGCCACATCTCTAGCTGTTCGATAGCTGTCATATCGTTACGAGTGACAGACTTACCTGGAGCTTTCTGTGGGAAGCTGAACACGGTAGTAGTATCTGGCTTCATCACGCAAGGCTCGTTAGGAATACCTTTGTCAATCATGAACTGCGTCAGTGGATCTTTGTTGTCTCCCCTTACGGTGCGGATGTAGTAGTCGCTATGGCGAGCATGAATACCGCTAGCGCTATCCACAAGCTGACTAACCGTACCACTAGGCTTGACACAAGTAATCGCAGTAGAGGCAGGAATGTCCAACCTAGCACTCCACTGCTTATTAGTAGCAACAGCAACGTTTCTAAGATGTTCAAGGGTCTTATCTAGTCCTTTGTTCTTAGTGGTCATCAAAGAGTTATCCATGATGCCAGTAAGAGATACGCCTAACAGTCGCTCAGCCTCAGTGTTTTCTTTCCAGATCTTACGTAGGTACGGGAAGTCCGTATAGGTAGACTGAATAGTGCCGAGAATAGTGGCCAACTCAACCTTGCGCTCAAGATCCCCTACGGTGTCAGAGCTACGCACTACACACTCGGTAAGGTTACAGAACTGGTAAGGACGCAAGGTTATCTCGCTGCAGGGGTTGGTACCGAAGTCGTAGTTAGGATCACGACGTCCATGCTTCTCTGCCTGCTTCTTTGAAGCTTCACGGTTGAAGATACCACGCTCACCAGACTTTGACTCTACCAGAGCCAACCATTCACGCATGAACGTTTCCATGTCAGGCTTCTCTGAGTAGCACACAGAGTTGTTAGCCAGTGCGCGATGCCCAGCATCAACCCACCACTGACCGCTCTTAGCGTGACGCATACGGTCGTCTGACAGGTTAGACAAGCTGATCATAGCTGAGCGACGTACGCCACCCACAACGACGATCTCGCCTACCTTGCACATCAGGTCATGGCATTCGATGCTAGTCAGCTTGCGACCCTTAGCATTCTTGAACAGGTTGATAGCAAACTGGAATAGCTCGACCAGTGGTCCAGGACCAGATGCACGACCGCCGAATGTCTTCAACCGTGCGCCTGCTGGACGTACATCATCGACGTTCCACTTCGGAATCTCACCAGCCCACAGTAATGCTAGCACCATGCGGAATGCTTTAGCCCAGCCTTCTTTGCTGTCGTGTACGTACACAACGCTTTCGCTGTCGAACAGGTTCTCTGGTACTTCTGGCAGCTTAGCGATGAACTGACGCTCTACAGAGAAGCCTACACCAGTACCACACAAGAGAATGTACATGGCTTCGTCAAATGACTTAGGATCATCCACCGGCAAGTACGAACAGTTGTAGCCCGAGGTGTTATCACGCTCCAACGCTGGACCTGCTGTCATCAACGCACGCATAGAGGGCATGATCTCTAGGTTAAGGATAGCGTCTTCAATGTCTGCTACAACCTTCTCGTCTGTAACGACAGGGCGTACCAAGTTGTCAATATAACGTACGACTGTATCGGTCCAGCTCTCACGACCCTTGCCGTCTACGTACTTGGCATAACGTGACTGGTGAATAAACGCTTGGTAGTCTGTAGGTAATAGATTACTCATTCTCTTCCTCTATAGTAAATGTAAAATCTTACGTGTATATTTATCGATTGTCACCATCTCCCTGTAGTGTCCCTGCCTGTTGACGCTTACGTAGCTTAGCCAGGTTCTCGTGTGCAACCTCTTCCAGATCAACACCCAGGTCACGTGCGATAGCAGCAACGTACCACAGGACATCGCCTAGCTCTGCTTTGGTCTTGTCAATCGCTGCTTGATCTCGCAGGATTTTCTTGCCCTTGTTGTTCGTCTTGCCGATAGCGATGTTAAGCTTAACAGCATTCATAAGCAAACTATCCATGAACTCTCCGCCTTCACCAGACAAACCCATACCAGGGTAAGCAAGAGGTTGCTCGTAGATAGCAGTCTGTGAAGCTTCTTTCTGATAGTAGTTCATTAGCATTAACTTCTCTCCTTTACTTTCAAGTTGGTTATCTCTGTGTCATCAACATCGTACATGACGTCAGTGATCAAATCTTTAACATCTTCTTCGTGATCGGCATCTATAGAAGACAAGACCATGTTGTCTTCTTCTACCTTCAACATGAACGATACGTTAAACTTCTTCATACGTCGTCCTTATCCCAGATTAGATGGAGGTTATGATCAACCGGCTTACCCTCTAGCATATTGATCTGCATCTTGGTACAGACCATGGCCTTCCGAAGGTCCGTCGTTGTCGACTCTAGCTCATCCATGCCGGGGTATAGCTTATGCCCTGCACGACTAACGTACTTGACAGCATTGCCTATGTTGAAACCTAGACGGTTCAAACCATTATACTCTGCTGGGCTGATGGCTAAACGGGTGTAGTGGCTAGGGCTGGTGACGATGTTGTTGTCGCTCATGCTGACCCCTTCGTCTCGGTATTAAATGTCAAGGTGTACACGTTGCCTTCTTGAGATACCTCAACAGGACTATTTTCTCGTGCCTCTGCCTCAGCATATTCATCTGGGAACAAGCGACGCAATACCTCGGACTTCATCAGGTCAAAGTCCTCGTCTTCGACTAGATACTGGGAGGCTAGCTCATACCACGCCAACAAGGTTACAGCCTCATCGAGGGCAACAGCAAGTGTGTCCTCTTCGCCCTCATCAGAGATAACGATGGAACAAACCAGCGCACCGTCATAGCCCGGTACGTTGCGGTCTAAGTCATACTTCATTGAGATGACTACTTCGTTAGGCGCTAGTGTCTTTGGTTCAACCATGTCAGTCCCTTTCGACTGTAAAACGTTTCACTTTAGTGCGGCTGCCTGGTTCCGCTAGCCAATCCTCTGGAATATCTTTGTCCGCCCATTGGAAGCCGTGCTTATCACACCAGTCACAATACCTACTCTTTGCACCCTTGTATAGCTTGGCTCGCGCATTGCTGAATACAAACCTAATATCTAGGTCCGGGTGCTGGGCTTTGATCTCTCGATGTTTGCGTCTATCCGCAGCACTGAAGATACCCTTCGTCTCAATAAT